GATGATCTAAACTGGGAGAAAGTTAATGAAAACTGGACACTCAAAAAGATTGACAAAAAAGATTAGAGAAGGTATAATAATACAATGAGTAATTTAAAAGTAGCGGAACTGTTTTACAGTATTCAAGGTGAAGGACGTTATATGGGCGTACCTTCTGTTTTCTTACGTACATTTGGATGCAATTTTAAATGCGGTGGATTTGGTATGCCTAAAGGCGAACTAAGTACTAGGCCTGATGAAATTGCGTTAGATATAGACAACTATAAGACATACGAAGAACTTCCTATTGTAGACGTAGGTTGTGACAGTTATGCAAGTTGGCATCCAAAATTTAAACACCTTTCTCCGAAAATGTCAACAGACGAAGTAGCGGAGAAAATTGTTAGCATACTTCCTAACAAGTACTGGGAAGATGAGCATCTTGTTATTACAGGCGGCGAGCCTTTATTAGGCTGGCAACGTGCATATCCAGATTTATTAGATCACGAAGATATGTTAGGATTAACCGAGATCACTTTTGAAACTAACGGAACACAAGAAATCGAAAGAGATTTTCGTTTGTTCTTATTAAACTGGTCTTCAATGAGAGCAGGTTTTGCAGGTGGTGGTTGGCATAACATTACATTTAGTGTTAGTCCTAAACTAAGTTGTAGTGGTGAGAAGTTTGAAGATGCTATCAAACCTTCTGTCGTAGCAAGTTATGAAGAAATGGGTTACACATATCTTAAATTTGTTGTTGCTAATGAGCAAGATGCAGAAGAAGCACACGAGATGGTTAAATTATATAGAGCGGCTGGATTTTATGGTCCTGCATACTTTATGCCGTTAGGCGGTACTGAAGGTGTGTACAACGAGAACAATCGTAAAATTGCAGACCTTGCTATGAAGATGGGATATCGTTATTCAGATAGATTACAGGTTCCGTTATTTAAAAACGAATGGGGAACTTAATGAGCCTTTGGGAAAAAGTAAAACAGTTTTGGATTAGAAGTTATACTTCTGACCGTAGAGCATTTTATTATGAAACAGTTGCTAGTGCGGCTGTTTTTGTCTCTATGACTTGGATTTCAATGACAGCACAACATCCACCAATGCATTTAATTTATCCTGTAAGTTTTACAGGAGCAGTGTTTAGTATTGCAGCATTCATTCGTAGAGGCGCAGGATGGCCATTGGTAATGACAACATACTTTGCATTTTTACACGTATTTGGCTTTGGTAGGGCAATGGGATGGTACTAAATAAGATTAAAAGTTTTTGGTTACATAGTTATGAAACCGATAAGGTAGCATTCTTTTTTGAACTTGTAAGTTTTGTGTTTACTGTAGGAGCGAGTGCAACACTTGCTGCGACAGCAGATGCTCCGGATATGAGATTAGTATATCCATTTTTCTTTATAGGTTCGATAACAGCAATCTATGCTTACTATAGACGTAAGATTGCTTGGCCAATGATGCTTGTAACTTACTTTAGTGTAGTTAATGTATTTGGCTTTTTAGTAGCAATGGGGTTAGTATAATGAATTTTATTAAAAAAATATTCGGTATTGATAAAAAGGAAGCCGAGTTAGAAGAAAGAGAATCGGAAGTTAATAGCAAACAAAAGAAAGTAGATCCAAAAGGAGCAGCAACTCGTAAGAAAGAACCGTGGGTAGGAGTTTTAGAAACTCACGTTAACTCTGAAAATATCCGAAATGGCTTTTTTGAACTTGACTGGAACAAGTATTTTATAGTACAATTAATAAATGAAGGATATGGTACTAACGACGACCCTGAAGAAGAAATTGTAGATCGTTGGTTCCGAGAACTATGTGCTAATGTTGTAGTAGATGGTGATTATGGCGGCCCTGTTGATACAGGATCATTGGATATTAATGCAGTTAAGCGTGACAATTAATGAATTATATTATAGTAGATACAGCAAATACATTCTTCCGTGCTAGACACGTTATCCGCGGCGACGCAGATATCAAACTTGGTATGGCTTTCCATATTACACTAAACTCTGTACGCAAGGCGTGGCAAGACTTCCAAGGCAGTCACGTAGTATTTTGTTTAGAAGGTCGTTCGTGGCGTAAAGACTTTTACGAGCCTTATAAACGTAACCGCTCCGAGGCACGTGCTGCTCTTACAGAAGCGGAACAAGAAGAAGATGAAGTATTTTGGGAAGCATTTGACACGTTTAAAGATTTTATTAACGATAAAACAAACTGTACTGTATTACGTCATTCAGAATTAGAAGCAGATGACTTAATTGCAGGATGGGTTCAAAGTCATCCAGAAGACGATCACGTAATAATTAGTACAGATACAGATTTTCAACAATTAATAGCACCTAATGTAAAACTATATAACGGTGTACAAGAAGTAACTACTACACACGAAGGTTTCTTTGACAAGAAAGGTGAACCGGTTCTTGATAAAAAGACTAAACTGCCTAAAGAAGTAGATCCTAAATGGATGTTATTTGAAAAATGTATGCGTGGCGATAGTAGTGATAACGTATTCTCTGCTTATCCAGGTGTACGTAAAAAAGGTACAAAGAACAAAGTAGGTCTTTTAGAAGCATTCGAAGATAAAAATACTAAAGGATTTGCTTGGAATAACTTAATGCTACAACGTTGGACAGATCACGAAGGTAAAGAACATCGTGTTCTTGAAGATTACGAGCGTAATAAGCAATTAATTGATTTATCTGCACAACCAGATGATATTAAAGTTAAAATTGCTGAAACAATTGCTGCTGCGACTACTGATCCTAAAGATATTAGTCAAGTAGGCATTAGATTAATCAAGTTCTGTAACTTGTACGATTTGCAAAAAATTAGCGATCAGGCACAAAGTTATGCAGAACCATTAAATGCGAGGTACGGAGTATGAATGATTTACACGCTAAACCAATTATCGATGAAAAGTTTTGGATTATAGAAGGCGACGACGGAGTTCGTTTCGCTACTCTACGCAAAGACGAAGAAAATCGTTTTGTACTTAGTAACAAGAACGGTATTAAATTTTTTAAAACCAAAGAAAGTTTAAAGAAACAATTTGGTAAAGACTTTTTTGTTGCTAAGATTGTAAAAGAAGCAGATGATTCCGAACCTTTAGAAGTACACGGTTACCCGTCAAGTGTTAAGCCGCATAATTCAATGTTTGATATACAACGTAAACTTCCTTTGTTTACAAAAAGCAAAGATTCGAAAAGTCTTTATTGTGCAGGTTACTATACAATTAAGTTTGAAAAGGGTTGGGTTAAGTCGTTTTGTCCTAAGTTAATTACAATTCAACGTTATCCATATAAGGGCCCTTTTAAAACTGAAATGGAAATGAGACAGGTATTATCTAGTGTCAACAAATAACCTACCTACAACACTTCCTACTATTGAAAAGTTAATACAACGTATACAATCGGCTGAGCGTAGCCAACAACGCGATATACGTATAACTATTCAAGAAGCACGTGACTTAACAGCAGAACTTGCTATATTAACTGCTCGTTTAGGTAAAACTGTTGCAGAAATGCATCAAACACTACAGGAAATAAAGGAATCAACAGGTAACATAGACGTTAAATTCGACGGCGGCGGTTTCTAAATCGGATAAATATACGTAGTTAACTAGGAATTAATACGTATATGAGTAGACCTAAGCCAACGGTTATTCTGGAGCACGCAAACAGAGAAACCTATAAAATAGAACAGATACTAGAGAGTGAAGCAATCTGGGCGGTGTTCTATCAAGGTAAGCCTTTCAATTTGAAGAGCGGTAGTCTACTTGCTAGTTATCCCGGTCCTAAGTATAAAAAGGTATCATTCTCTAATCCAGGTCACGCAAGAAATCTTGCTAAGAAACTTAACGCAATGTTTAAAACAGAGGACTTCGCTGTTTATCGTTTAACAGACGGAGTGGTAGAAGAGTGAATGGACGTAAAGGATCAATACACTAAGGTATTTCTTCAAGCCGCTGATATACCAGCCAACGAACAAGTTATAAATGAATACCGTATAAAGTGGTGGTGGAACGTTCGTAGCAAAGACGAAGGCGGACTTAGATTAACTAAACCTGCACTTGACTTTATAGAAAAAGAAGCAGGTATAAAAACCTATAAAATTAAATTTCCAAAAGAACTCGCAATCACTCCGCAGATATTAGTGTGGCTCGATAACTTTATCGAATCGCCTTTTTACATCACTAAAAAGTACATAACTGTTATGCGAGAGAAAGCAGCATTTGAATTATATCTGTTTAGTGGCGATGTTAAAAAAATGGGTTATTCAAAAGCAATGGCAAAACGTGTTCGCCAAGAATACCCAGTAGAAAATTAATCACATATAAATATTTTCACAATGTTAGATCTTAATCCTATAGACGTGTTAAAAGAAAGAGAAGTGGGGGTTATTCATCCACATTTCGCTAAGACAAAGGTATCTGACAGTGAACGATTTGATTACGATATTGTGAATTGGATCAAATCTAAACTTAAAGGAAGATACTTTATTTCTCATACACCTTCTATTGATTATGAAGGAAAATTGAGAATTGGTACTTTTATAGGCTTTGAAGAAGAAAAAGAACTAACATATTTTATGTTAGCGTGTCCATATTTAAGGAGAAACTAAATGGCAGAAGAAAATCAAGCAGTAGAAGCAGAAGCAGCAGCGCCAGCAGCAGCACCTGCACAAGAAGCAGCACAAGAGCAACAAGCAGGTCCTGAACTTAATGTTAGTGATTTACAGGGTCTAAGAAGCATCATCGAAGTTGCGTCACAAAGAGGAGCGTTCAAAGCAAACGAACTAGAATCAGTAGGTAAAGCATTTAATAAACTTACTTCATTCTTAGAGGCTGTTGCTGAACAACAAAAGGAGGCTTAATATGGCCAAAACAATGAAACACATCGGTAAAATTAAAAATACAGGTGTAAAAGTACTTGTAGCATTTAGAACCGTTCCAAATGAATCTAGTCAAGCATTAGTTATCAATGCTGCACAATTACCAGATTCTTATCACGATTCAATTATGAAATTAGTTGAGACTGACCAAGCACAAGAAGCATTTGAGTTTGGTGAGATTATGTTTACTAGACGTTTGCCCGATGGTAGAAATATGCTAGAAACTTTACAAAGAGAAGGACGTTTAACCAAGGTACCTACAGAAAATGTAGTTATGAATCCTACTCCAACAACAGAAATTCAACTAGACGAACTCAATAAACTAATCGCTGATCAAAGAGGTGTTACTGTTGATACACTCTATACACTTGTTAGTGGTGCGCCGAAAGAAGGTTCTGGCGATACAGAAACTTTACCAAGCGGCGAAGCAGCGCCTGCGCCAGCAAGTGACGGTGTTCTTTCTGATACAGACCTAGCAAGATCTTTACGCAGTCAAGCAGATTCATTATTTAAAGAAGCATCACGTATGCGTAAAGAAGCAGATGAATTAGATCCACCTAAAAAGAAAACAACTAAAAAGGCAGCGGCGAAAGCAAGTGCCTGATAAGCGTTTTTTTAAACCACCAAAACACCTTGTGGAAAAATGGCCCGAGGTGTTTGAAGATCTTTACGTAGATACAATGCCAGTTGTATATATGGACAAGATGCGCATAAACTTTCAAGACGGCCGAGAGTGGGAAGTTGATGTTAAAACACAATTAACATCTAATCCACCCGAGGCTGTTGCGGAAGCACTTCTTGAAATGATCGACGAATATAAAAATGAAATACAAAATTTAGATTTTGATATGGACGTTGAATTGCTTAAAAAAGATATAAAAAATAAAACTAAAAATCTTCTTTAATTGTTTTATAAAAACTTTCCATTTCAGGAAAAATTTCTAAAAATTTAGTTCCCCTTCTACGATCATACTCGTCGACAAATATAACAAAATCTTTTTGGAAATGAGTACTTTCATTAGATTTTGCTTCAAACATATTTTTTATTCTCTCTATACGATCTATTTCGTAAGAATGAAACAGTTCAGAATAATTTTTCATAAACTCAACTTGTTCCTCTATATAATGTAAGAAATCGGGGGTTGCAATTTCTATCGAAAGGAATCTCGGGTGATTAAGATACGGAATATCTATATTCATTTTATGTGTACCGTGTTTCCTTTTTAAATCCATTATGTCTATTAAAAATCTTTTAAATGAGGTTATAGATAAAAGATTGTATGTTGCCATAACAACAATCTTACTATTAGGAACTTCTGATAAAAATCTATCACAATTATCAAACCATTCGTTATAATTTAATCCTGTTCTAATATATTCTGCTTTTTTATCGTGTGCTTCTGCACTTGTAAATAACTCGAATCTATTGATATGTTTTTTGTCTTGTATTATTTTTGCTTTTTCGATAAACTGATCAAAATTCTTTTGAGGTACACATAAGTTACTATTAATAGCAAGATTTAAGTTAGGTTGGGGATTTTCTATAATCCAATCTAAAACCTTAAATGTATTCTTGGTGAGTAGTGGTTCGCCGCCTGTAATCCTGAAGGTATGTAATTTAGGATATAATTCAGGCCACCATTTCCAAAATGCTTCTACGTAAGGATTATCTTCAGAATTAGGAATAGGTAATTTATTATTTTCGTTTATATGATCTAAATCGTTAAACTTAAAAGTGGTATTATAAGGTCCAAATTCTTTTATTTCTTCCATCCATTTAGAACTTATATGAGGAGCACAGTAAGCACATTTAAAGTTACAAACATTAGAAAAACTAACTTCTACATATGACGGATCAATGTTATCAATTGATCCTGCATCTAAACACTCGTTAAAATATGGAGATGCCCATTGATTACCGCTTTTAATAACTCTATCGCTAAAAATCTCTTGTTTTTGCTTAATTGCGGCATCTTCTACCCGCCAACAATACTCACATTCGGGTGGGCGAATACCGTCTAACATCTGTTGCCTAATACCTTTTTTAAAACTAGAATTATGTAAAGCACTTGGATCTTTTTGTATTTCTTCTATTGATACTAAATGTGTATCAGGATGGTGACAACTATGATTATGCCCGTTTTGTAGATGCAGAGTTACTTGCTTCCATTTTGCTAAACAAAATGAAGAACTAATATCATCTAATTTCTTTTTTGTATCTTTATTATTCATCTCTTTGAAATACTTCTTTTAACCAATCAAAATCATTTATCTTCCTAAGGTTATCAATATTATCGCAATTGCTAATACCAAAATCGCGGCCAGCAATGGCTCCCCTGATTGCGTCAGTGCCGTATTCTTGCTCGTGCCCGACGGACGTCCATATATCCAATCTTCGTTCTGTTTCCTCATCAACTTGACCTCTAATAGTTTTACTCGATAACTTAACACATTCTCTAAATGCGCTCTTCCAGGTATTAAATGAATCTGTGTTAAACATCGTTACATTTGCTACTTCTTCTACTGCTTTAAATCTATTACTAATACTTGTAGTCATATCAGCAGTATCTGTTCTCATATTTAATGTAGAAATTCTTGGTAGTAGTTTTACTCCACCGTAACCGTATTCTAAATCATTAATAGGGTTACGACTACGCCAAACGTGTACAGTATCGTAATCCCAAGCCAATACGTGATAATCAAAATTAAAATCATCTACAATTTGTGCGTCACCGTCTACAACATAAAACATATCAGTTTCTGCTATTGTTGCTGCTGCGATATGTGCCTGGTGAATTCCTTTTACACCGTGTACACGTTTTGCTCTCGGAAAACGTGTTAATAAATCATCATAATTTTTTTGAGCATTTGGTTCTTCGTAACTAATAAAAACAATATCGTATTCTACACCGACAGGAATAGTTGCAACTATGTCAACTTCTTTTTTATTAACATAAAATCTATTTTTAAACTCTCGTTCTGTTATATCTGTTTTTTTAGAGAATAAACACAATCCATCGTAATGTTCTCCATTTTTAAAAACGTGAACATAGTGATCGTCCCATTGTGTTGCCCTATAAGAAAAATCAAAATCATCTGCAACTATTACATCATCCCAGACTGCCCAAAACATTTTAGTAAACGATTCTTTTTTTAAATCGGAGTAACCTTTTAAATTATCTATTCGCTGAGCAGTAGGGAATCGTGACTTGAACGTTTGCCAACGTTCGTTATCTATTTCACCTCTGCTAATATAAAACAGATCATAAATCATCAGGCATCCTATAATATGTTTCGTTTAAAGAAATTGTTTCGTCATACAACTCCAAAATGTATTTGCTTTGGTCTGGTTCTAAATATGGCCAATCTAATCCTAACTCTATTTTAATTTTTTCGCCTAATTCTTTTACTTCTTCTTCAACGTTAGTAATAGGTGTCACAGACGCATTATAAACGTCTCTAAGCACTTCAAAGTCTCTAACTTGTACGTAGTCCCAGTCTGTACAATTCGTCATATATGCGCCTTGTCGTGCGCCTAAGATAGCATATATACCATTCTCTGCGTGTGAACCAACTGTTGCCCATTGTTTTAATCTATGTGTGTTGTGCCACCAAATATGTTTGGTAATTTCCTGTGGTGGAACTTTAACGCCATCTAACAATGTCATTTTAACACCTTCACGGAAGCCAGCACGCCAAGCCTGAAACGGACTACCTGTTATAATACTATCACTGTATACTTTTGGAAAGTTACGATATCCATCTTCCCAACAAAAATCAACCTGTGCTCTCTCGCTATCTGCGTTTTCGTGTGTACGCATATTAAGGACGAAATCCTTCTTCCAAATTTTTAATCCGCCGTTTCCATAACGTAGCCCGTTAATACTATTGCGGCCACACCATCCATAAACTTGTATCTTAGGATCGCTCATATCGAGTTCTAAATTAAAGAAGTCGTGTCTTACGATATTATCAGCATCTACAGTTATAAACCAATCTGTTTCGCTCATTTCTGCTGCCATTTTATGTGCGTGGTCTGAACCTTTAACTCCGTGTACCCGCTTTGCCCACGGCACTTTACTACATAAATCAGCATAATGCTCTTCTGCGTTAGGCTCGTCGTACGAAAGAAATACTACATCAAATTCCGCTATTTTCATCTATAATCTCTAACAAATATTTTTTAAAAACTTTTTTAGTGTATATACTGAACTTATCAGGAAGGTTGTCAATTACTATTGATTTTTTATTTCCAACTATTTCCTGTATAGGAAATCTAATAAGTTTATGTATAACGTGCGGATCGTTTTTGTCGCATACGAAAAAATTTATCTCTGTTGTAGGCTTAATATATAAAGATCTTTGTTGATCTTGCTCAAAAAATCGTTTGGTCCCTTTGTAAATTTGAGATAATTCAATATCTAGCACCTTTGTTAATTTATTATATGTTAAATATACTTCTGATATCTCAGCGCCTCCAAATCGGACAACAGGTATTTGGTAAAGGATTAGCTCTTTTTCTGCTGATCGAGTTTTAGAAATAATGTTTATTTTTTGTGTAAAAGGATCAACAACACACTGATGCATTTTTACTTTTCCGTCGTCAATGTCTATTAATAATTCTTTTTTAATAGGTATGACATTAGGTTCGCCTTCAAATGCAGATGCTGGGCCAATACTTATAAAGGTTCCTGTTGTGGTATTATACTTGGCGGCATATTCAGGCTCAACGTATTCAAAATTAGCCAACCATTCGTCAAAGTTTTCTAGTTGATCTTCCACGCTATTTCTTCCAATAATCGTATGTCACTATCTTTTAATAATTCTTTTTCAGTATAATGAACAATATCTGTTTGTTGGTAATTTCCTATTTTAATTTCACCGTTGGTATTTAGATAAAACCCTACCTTATCTGTTACATTAGGTGACGGTGAGGGGAAATTCTGTACGGCGCCTTTCATATGTACCACACGTGGAAATTCCATCGGGTATGCTATATCGTCTGTTATATCAAGAATTTTTGCAGCCAAACTAAATGCTTCGTCTGTTCCTAATACCTTAGGTTTATACTTTGACAAAAACAAATTAGAATATTCTTTAGGATTTTTAATAATGCTACGTCCTAATTTAAAGAATTCTGTTGCTAACTCGCTATTTTTAGCAAAAAATGTAAAAAAGGAATATAAATTAGGCAAACCGTTTGCTGTAAAACATTTTCTGTAATAATCGTTAGTAACTATATCACCTCTATAAGTATATGCTTTGTTAGCAACATACAATTCACAGTTATCAATAAAATAATCAATCCAGTGGCTGTAATCTCGTGTAAACAACATATCTACATCTAAACATACTGTATGTTCAAATGGTGTTAGTTCGTCCATCCAAGAACGTCCATCCCAAAACGTTTCCTGATCCCATTCTATAATATGATCAAAGACCCATTTACTTTCGATATCTTCTAAAAGATCTTTATTATCTATCACCAATGCTACCTTATCGTAACCTTGTTTTTGTGTATTTTTAATACTCAATGCCAGCGCATAGGCAAGTTTAGCATATTCTATTTCGTTGTGTTCTGCTACGACAATTAAATATCCAAAGTTCATACTAATTCCTTAGCATTTCTAAGAATACTTTTCTTATTCATTACGTGTACATCTAAATCTGTTACCGACGCAAAAACATAATTTTGATTAGATTGTGGAGTAAGTAAGAAAGTTAACTTACCGTTATCAACAGAATGTAACATATCTTTATCTATTGTCGATAAGACCGGCGGAAGATCAACATCGGCGGAAATGTATCCGTCCAAAATATGTTTGGCTATACTAAAGGATATATCGTTTCTATATTGCTTTGTACTAAATCGAAACAAATCACCGTAATCGTTGTAATTGTTTCTAATATGTTCTACTAAATCAAAAAATAACTTTGTTCGTTCGTTTTTAGTAAACATCACTGTTGTTGCCCAATATAACTTTACACCTGTGTCTGAAACATAACGATCGTGATAACCTACACGCTCGTCTCCTGTTATATCGTTATACTTTCCGGATATTAGTAATTCGTTTTCATTATCCCAATAGTTCGATAATGTATTAGACATAATCAGATAATCACAATCTATAAGCAAGGTGCGATCATAAGGTGTTAAATCCCATACAGAGGGCCTCAAATCGTTTAAAAATTTAACTTTTTTTGATTCTACACCGTCGTATAAGTTTCTAGTATTGTTAGTTGTAGATGGCGGTGTAAATATAATCTTGTCGAATACATTTTGAAATTCTTTTTGGTCTACGGACGAAAATGTTTCTTTATCTGTAATAACCGAGACAGGAACATTTAAGTGTGTTTTCGCTAGTTTTGCGGCAATTAACGACAATGAAGCATAATCAATATCACCGTTATTATGTGCGAAAATTACAACACCATTACTCATTTAATAAGACTCTCAACATTTCTATTTTTTTTCATTTTTTCGTACTCTTCGTAATACTCGTAAGTTGTGTTAAAATATCTATCAAATATGTCTTCTTTAAATGATAAAAGATCGGCAATCATAATTGGGGTATCGTTAACATCTAATAAAACAACTCCGGAAATCCTTCCTTTATCTTCTAGCATTTGAACGAATGTAATTAATGTTCTATCGATTTTAAAAATGCCTCCATTAAATCCGTATGTTAATCGAGAATCTGCTTTTTCTTTTAGAATTTTATGTTGAATAGCAAAGGTCTTTCTATAATTTGAAAAATCAAGTGCTTTTTTAAGTACGTCGTCCATACGAACTCCTTGAAATTATGTACGCACTTTATTTATTGTGATTTAAGTGTGGGGTGGGATTTTTAGGCTACGTAAAACAAGCCTACACTAACTGTAGGAGTTTCAACTTCAAATGTTGCTGCTCCGCCTTGCATTGAACCGTATGCTTCATACGAAATAACTGAAAGTTCGAGTGTTCCGTCTACACCGTCTGTTGGAGCAGGATCAACTATTACTCCGGTATTTGGATCTGGTATTACAGGTGGTTCTGAATACCCATCTATATATCTAAGTTGAAGCGTTATTTGTTTTGCTGATCCGTTAGAATTATTAGAAACATCAGACTTGACCCAAATCTGGTATGTGTTTGCAGCATACGGTGATGAATCTGAAATGGTATAAAGTTGCTGGTAACTAGATGTTAATGAAAGAAAATCAAGAGAGGTAAATCCACCAAACTTTTGAGATCCTGCACTACTTAACATTGATTCCCAATGTTCTTCTTGTGATGTTCCTGGATCATTCTGAGGAGTAAAATAAGATTGTAATCTAATATGAGAACCACTATTAAAAAAATGTCTGGCTTGTTGGCTTGTTGTAAATGTTACAGTAACATCACATCTCAATTCTTGAGCAGTTGGATCTCCCCAACGGCTAGTATATCCGGGCAAAGGGTCTGTATGGTTAGTTGTTATCCTTCTAGTTGATAGAGTTTCTTGTCCTCTATTTGTGGTTAGGGTTGCTAGTAAATTTTCCCAATAAGGATAAGGAGTAGTATTACTACTGGTGTCTACACTAATAATAGAATTTGCATCTAAGTCTAATATTGGATCATCTGTAGACGGAGAAGTTCCAGGAACAGTGCCATTTTGATGTAAGTAAATGTTCGTAATATCCCATTTTAACCTACCCCATTCGTTAACACTAACGATATCGCTTTGTGTAACCGCTGTACTTAGAATTTCTTGACCGTATCCGTAAGAAGGAGTAGAACTACTACTATCTCCAAGAATCTGCACTGCTGTGGCTCTTAAGTCATTGTAATCATCTTTGCTTATAATGTCGTTAACTGATGCCATTTAATCCTCCAGCAGTATTTATGATGCAGTGATTCCGGTAATCGTGTATGTTGGAGCAACTATTGCGAAGGTTCCTGAAGGTTGTAAATACCCCGAAGCACGTATTTCTGAAAGATTAATTGTTAATGTGCCATCAACAAGATCATCTGGAGACCATATATCCGGTGTCCAAGCAGGTACAACTGAATCATCATAAGCATCAAGTAGAGTCATCTTAATTGTTACCTCTGTAGCAGTGCCTGTTACATTACTAGCAACATTACATTTTGCTTCAAAGATTATAAGATTATCCGAATACGGAGTTGTTAATCTTGATTGCAAGTATGGTTCAAAACTATTTGTTAATGTGTAGAAATTGTTAATAGGATCAGTTCCAGCACCAAAATCAATTTCTCCGAGTGATTCTAATGCATTCGTCCAAGTATTATTTTGCGATGTATTTGCTCCACCTTCTCTCGTGGCTGATATACGAATCTTTCCTCCACTATTAAAAAAGTATCTTGCTTGATTAGAGTTAGAAAAAACTGCCGAAACTTCAATCGTTGCAGAATCTTTCCAACTAGATGTATATGTATACGATCCAGAACCAATATTTGATATTATAAATTGTCCTGTTGCAACTTCAAACCTATTTGATCTTGCAATGTTCGCTAAAGTGTCATAATTAACATACGCATCATTAGAAGAATATGTAATAACATTACCTGTATTCTGTCCTGGGACAACCAAAGAGGGTGTGTTTCCTGTTTGATGTATCCATATACTAATTAAATCGTATCTAAGTTTACTCCATTGCTCTTTTGTTATTTTTTGTCCTGAAACAACGCCGGCGCTTTGAACTGCTTGACCGTAACCGTAACTGCCGTCACCGGTTCCAAGCATATTAGAAATCTTGTTATACAGAGCATTAAAATCTGCTGCTGTAATATCTGCGCCTTGTGCTGCCATTTATAGTACCGCTACTTCTACTAGTTTTACGCCTTCTTCGTTACTACTTTCTAAAGCAATTCCAAATACGTTCTCTCCTGTTCCTACAACAGCATAACCGTTTCCGCCTGCTACTAGACGTTGTCCTTTACGAACTGCTCCACCTACTTTACAAGGAACACGTCCTTTGAGTGCAATGTATTGTCCATCTGCATCTTTATTCATCATAAATGCAGGATTAGTTGATACAACACCTAGTGCTCTATCTCCCATTTTACAGGCTTCAACATCGTGGCCTTCGTGTTGGCAAACACTAACAACTGTTCCTGGTTCGTATTCTTTGTCGGTGGTGTATTTTTCTGCTAAGTCAGCGTAACGTGCTGCTGTTGCTGTACCGTTAAAAATATTTGCTGTTAAATCGCCCGAAGTATCTCTAGCCGCAATAGATTTAGCAGTTGCGGTTGTTTTTGCTGAACGATAATTTGGATCGGTATC